GAAGGATGTCCTACAGTACCTGTCGCAGGATGTGATCCAAAAGCTCTTTTGGGCTCTGGACATGGAACCTGAGACACTACGGGATGTTCTTGACAGTTGCGTCCTCAAAGCAGAATCGTCCCTTGCGGACGGAGGATTTGAGGCTTATGCAGCTCTTCGTCAACTCCAGTCTCTGATCAAGAAGAACTTAGACTGGTACGCGCTTCCGCCCCGCGAACGCGAGGCAAGGTCGATGAACGGGTTCTTCGCATGCGAGAAAGCATGTGAGGTAACGAACGCTCGTTTTGACACTGAAGTGCGCAGCCCCAACCGCTCTGGAGCGGTGTTCCAGGTCCTCAACCTGGCTCGGTTAAAAGTACATGAAGTACTTGGGGAATTGACGGAGGAAAGGTACCTCGAGTGCCTGCAGAAGGCCGATTTTGGTCCTGGTGCTCCTTTTGTCCCAGAGATGGGATGGGAGGACCCCAAAGGTCTGCAGTATAAGATCGCGGGGAACCAGACATCAACGCGCGACGCGTGGCCGCACGCTCGCCTGGCCCTGACATTAAGTGACGGTTGGCTGGAATGCCTCCTGTCGGCTGGTGCCGAATTGGGTTGGGTGGACGAGGGCAAGATGTCGACGGCGCCTAAAAACGCCGTGATCAACAGGGTGATCGAGCAACAACCGTCGCTGTTAGTATGCCTGCAAAAAGGAGCAGGTGCAGTGATGGCTGGACTGATCCGGAGTATCGGGATCAACCTCTCGACCCAGGAACGGAATCATCGCGCATGCCGTCGGGGGTCTCTCGACGGCGAGACAGCTACAGTGGACATGACGTCCGCGTCCGATCTGAACGCGCAAGCGTTGATCGAGTGGCTGTTTCCGAGCACCTGGTACGCATTCCTAGATGACATTCGTGTCAAATGGGGCGTTACCACGGAAGGCTATGTGTTTCGCCATCAGATGTTTTCAACGATGGGGAATGCAACCACCTTTCCAATCCAGTGCTTGGTGTTTTACGCGATAACCTGGGCATCCTGTTATATCGCTGGTGAAGATAGTAGGCAGATTCGTGTTTACGGTGACGATATCATATGTCCCGTCGGTGCGATCGGCCTGTTGTTTGAGACTCTGCGTTACTGTGGCCATGTACCGAACGTCGCGAAGACGCACGTGTGGGGCCCAATGCGAGAGTCATGTGGTCGGGACTACGTCCAAGGAATTGACGTTAGGCCCGTGTACTTGGAGAGTTGTCCAAAGACGGACTTCGAGGTGATGTCGCTTTTCAATCGGCTAACCTTAATGGCTTTTATGCCGCTTCCACGTACTCTCTCCTATCTGAGGAATCGGGCTCGGGACCTCACGGGTCCACCCGATCTTGGTTCGTCGCTCGATGAGGCGTACTCCACCATGTCTGGTGAAAGTACTATACGGCCTTACCGGGTGACCGGGAACGGATTTTATGAACCGTTACCCAGCCACACAGCGAAGTCGCGTCTTGGTGTCTCACTGGCATCAGATAGCTACTTTGTCGCTGATCCTCCTGCCCCGACGGGGTACTGTTCCGCAATTCAGTCGCAGTACTGGACCTTTCGAGGTTACCAGTTCCGGGCTGTACCGGTAGCAGAGTCATACTCGTCTGAGCTAAATTGGCGCGCGGTTTTATACGGCGTCAGGTTGTTGGAGAGCCGCCGGGGGTCACGTGATCTGGAAGATCTACGATTCCCAACCAGCGAACGGACGACCTTTGTTCCAGAGAAGTATTGCTTCTGGTGG